TCAGTGGTAGTCGACGATTTCGACTTGCGTGGGGCCTGCGTCAGTCCAGACAAAGCAGATCCGCCACTGGTCATTGATCCTGATGCTATGTTGCCCGGCCCGGTTGCCCTGCAACGGCTCCAATCGGTTGCCCGGTGGAGAGCGCAGGTCTCGAAGCTCCGTTGCCGCGTTGAGCATCGCGAGCTTTCTCGTCGCGACGTTCAGGATGTTCCCCCAACGCCGGGAGCTTCCTGATTCGAATAACGACCGGGTTTCATCGCATCTGAAACTCAGAATCACGCTTTAATCCTTAACGTTAAGCGTTAATGAATCATACACCGACTGGCTGTGCCGTCAACACGCCGCGACCGCATGCTCTGCTTGAGCCAACGGAGAGAGCCGTAGCGCTGACTCGAGGTGATCCGGCGACAGATGTGCGTAACGCATCGTCATCGTGATCGACGAGTGCCCCAGGATTCGCTGCAAACTGAGAATGTCGCCACCGGCCATCATGTAGTGACTGGCGAAGGTGTGCCGCAGGATGTGGGTCATCTGCCCTGGCGTGTTGAACCCGCATCGCTTGTAGGCGCTTCGAAATGCGGAGCGGCAAGACATGAACAGCCGACCGTTTCCCGGCATGCCCAGCTTCAATGCCAGCTCTTCAACGTCCTTCGGTATTGGCACCGATCTGGACTGACGGTTCTTGGTCCGGTGAAAGTGCGCCTTACCACCGTAGATCGCGGATCGAGCGAGCGTTTCGGCCTCATCCCATCGAGCACCAGTGGCCAAGCAAAGCAGCGCAACGGGGTACGTGTGGTTGTTGGTTGATCGCTTGCACTCTTCGAGTAGCTGGCGGATCTGCGGCAAGGAAAGAAATGTCAGCTCTACTTGGTCCGTCTTGATCTGACGGATGCTGCCGAGTGGATTTTTACCTACCCACGCGCCAAGCCGTAGCAGCTCCGAAAACACCGCCGACAGGTAGCGCTGTTCATGGTTAACCGTATGCGGCGAAGCGACCTTTAAACGCTGCTGGCGATAGCGCGCCCAGGCCAACGCATCGAAATCAGTGGCGAGAGGATCACCCAGCCGTTCTGCGATCGCCAAGGTTCTAGCCAAGCGGGTCTTCTCGTCCTTGAGCGTACAACCGTGCAACTGGTGCCAGAGCTTGATCAGATCCGATAGCCGATCATCCAACGGGCGCCCGGTTTCTTTCAGACTGTTGAAGAACGCGGTTTCATAGCGTTGCGCAGCCGCTTTTGTCAGAAAGCCTTTCTTTCGGATTCGCCGCCCTGCTCTTCCATTCTCATAGAAGTCAGCAGTCCAGGTTTTTCCGTCCTTCCTTGCCGTCATACAGCACGCCCCCACCGAACATGACGCTCTTGCAGCAGGTTCTTGATGTGCTTGTACAGATCGCGCTCACTCATATCCTTCGAGGCGTAGTGATCTCGGATGACAGGCCAGCATTCCCACTCTTGCAGACGGTCAAAGGCTTGCTTAGCGCCCACTCGCTCCCGTGCCAGCAGGCTTACGAAGTTTCCCAAGAACAGTTCCACATTCTTGCCGGAGAAGCCCCGCGAGGTTTTGTAGTAACGCTTGTACTCGGTTTCATCCACCAGGGAATCGACCGGCACATCGACCCGTATGTCATCACGCATGACGGTCCAGATCGGCTCGAAGTAGCCAGGACGCGCGAGCAATTTGAACTGGCCAAGACCGTAGCGCCAGAGACCATCCAGATGGCCAGCGAAGGCTGCAAATGAGTCCGTCTCGATAGCTTTACCAGACTTCGCGTCAATAGATCCGCTGGCGAATTGCTGGATGACCGAATGGTGATAGCGAAGCTCTACACGCCACACATCGGCTTCGGGATCGTAGTTATCTGGATCGGCTGCATCGAATGAATCACGACGACGCCAGACGCTTTCCCAAAAATCGAGCTTATCGGTCGCACGAGCCTGCTCGGTCTTGTTGTAGATACAGAGCTGAACGCCACTGGCTGAGCCAAACATGGACGTTTCGCCCCGCCCGTAAACGCTCGACTTGGTTGCCCAATGAATTTCGTTGATGCCCGAGATATCCCTGTGCGTCCGAGCCCGGCAATGCAGGCGAGCCACCAGATCAGCCGGAGGCTTCCAACCTTGCAGATCCAGGGCTAGGTGAACGGCGCACTGGTTGCGTTCTCGGTGTGTCATCACGGCTGCGGCGTAGTAATCCATACGCTCTTGCAGCCGCTCCGGTGACAGCGCGTCGATGGCGTGTGGTGACACCTCGATCTTCAGATGAGGCCCGATGTTTTCCAGCTTGGCGTTGAAATTCTTGATGAGCAGGATGAATCCAAGGTCAGCGTTCTGGAGCTTGTACTGATAGCCAGAGTCCCGCCCTACCCTACCGGAGTGCCAGAACTCCCCAGCGAACTCGACCATCGCGCCCGGTTTCTCAAACAGCGCCATGATTTCCGGGCGGATCAATCCACGATAGAGCTGACGAACCGTATCGACACCACAACGGAGTAGCCGAACGCTAGATAGATCGACTATCCGAGCGGTACCCGAATCAACAAACAGTCGGCTGTGACAATCCTCCAAGCCAGTCAGGATGTCGATTCGTTTGAAGTCCTTATTCGCCATTCCGTTTTCCCCTTTACTCTGGATTACTCTGGTTGCTCAGTTGGGTTTATCTGACGTGTTACAGGGACGTCAGCGCGCGAGCACGCCGGCTCGTGCCTCGCCGTGCGTGCAGTGACGCGCTGACGGTCATCACCACAGGAATTGCCCCTTCTGGTACGGAACGACGGTCAAACTGCCGCCGCCCGATGGCTGAGCGACCACGGGCTGTGCGGCAGGCTGAGAGGGTCGTTGGGGGCTTTGAGCTTCTGGACGCTGAGAGCTGCCGGAGCGGTCGGGAATGGTCGGATCAAAAAAGCCGTACTCAACCACCCGATTGCAGAAGGCGAAGTCGGTTTCGATGCGGGTGCTCTGCTGCGTGTAGCACTGGCACACGGTAGGGACGCCATTCACCACGGCATGCGCCATACGCCCGAACTCTCGTGCATAGGTGTCGGGATCAGTGCTGGACATGCAGTAGAGCCGAGGGAATGAGACAGGCCGCGTCAGCTCATCGTAGATAGGCGCTGAGGCCGGTATCTGCGGCACCCGAGGGACCCGGCGCCCGATATAACTGGCGATCGTTTCGGGAGCGCTAGCCTGACCATCCCCCGCGGGGCGGATAAACGCGCCTACGGTATCCCGCACCTGATCGACCATGCTTCCAGGCGCGCCACCATCGGCGACGGGCGCGGCCTTTCCGCCGTTGTAGCGCTCATAAACACGATAAAAGAGAACTGCGGCACCGATGATCACGCACACCGCCAAAATGAACTTGGTCGGCACCTTGGTCTGGAAGTGGTGCTTGGCGTTGGTGCTGGTGTAAGCGCCGAAGTAGCGCTTATCCAGGCGCAGCGACTTCTTGTCGGCATCCTTGAAGCTGGTTTTGACTTCGACCTTCTCCACCACCACTTCGGACTCGAAGCGCAGCAGCTGGGCCGACTTGAAGACTCGCCAGTAGTGAATATGGCTGTTGCACAGGCGGCGCAAGTGAACATCCAGATAGCGCGGGTCTTGCGTGACCAGATGCACTTCGTGACCTTGGTGGCGCATGGTCTCGAAGCGGGTGATGTGCTCAGGTGGACGGGCGCGCGGGTCTCTCGCGCCAAACCAGCCTTGGGCCTCGTCGACGACAATGATCGAGTCGGCCGGCAGCTCGAACCACTTTTCTGGGTCTTCGAACTCGAACCACTGCGCTTGCAGTAGTTCGGGCTTGAGGCCGTTGATGTTGTGGTAGTAGACCACCCGACCTTCGCCATGGGCTTTCTGGTCCACTTCGCGGATGGTGTTCAGGGTCTTGCCGTGGCCGGGTTTGCCGGTGCGGATAACGAGCATGGCGCCTCCTTAGGCTTCAATGGAGGTGCCGCCCGGCTTATGCCAGACCTGAGCACGACGACGGTCGGTGGCCTTGTCGATCCCGGCCAGGATGAAACGCGTGGAGATCGCCGCGAAATACAGATTCACCACCACATCGAACTTCGCTTGCCCAAGAATCCCTTGAATTACCGGGCCCACATTGCCCATATAAGCAAACAAGTACTCCTGAGCTTCGCCGATGATCAGGTTGAAGCCCATATAGGTGACGAAGCCGAAGCCGATCATCTTCAACACCATTTTCACCAGCGGACCAAGGACGATGACGAGCATCTGAACAATGAACAGGAACTGCATTTACTGGCCTCCTACGGAGCGGCCTACATAGAGCGCGGCGAGAACGGTGGCCACCGCCACGAACAAACCACTCAGATCACTGGCGGCGCGGCATAGCGGCTCATAGCTGATTTCAAAAGAGCGCCCACCAGCCACGGACAGACTAAAACTCTCCGCGGCTGGGCAAGTGGAAGGCAGGAAACGCGTGCCTTTGTTTACGAACGAAGGGATATCGATAACGCCGTTTCCCTCATCCAGCTCAAACTTGTCGCCGGTGACTGCTGCCTCGATTCCAGGCTTGTGCTTCTCGAAATCGGTCATCTCTTGCGCAAGGCAGAGCTGTTCCTTTTGCTGACGCAGGATTTCGCAGTCGATGGCGTCGCCACTGCATGAAAAGCCTGCATCACAGGTCCCAACCGAGGCTTCACGTTCCGGCCCTTCTTCGCCTTCCTCTTCCGATCCACCCTCTTTATTGCAACCGGTCCCGGTGCATTCGTAGCTTGAGTCGCCCGGCTTACCTTCAGCATCCTCCTCGCTGGTAGTGGTTTCGGTTTTGCTGGTAGAGGTGCAGGGCTTCACGCCCTTGCAACTGGTCTTGTCAGTTGTGGTATCGGTTTTAGTGGTAGTCGAGCCGTCAGGATTGGGTTTCTTTTCAATGTCCTGCTTTACATCGGTTTTGCTGTAATCCGGTGGCGGGACGCCGGCTTTGCAACTATCACCGCTGCAATCAACCTTTCCAGGCTGCTTGCTTTCCTCAGTTGAATTACATGAACGCGTTTGAGTGCCGTCAGCCTGCGTTTCCCAATCACCGCACTTGCTGTCTTTAGCAAATGTCGGGTCAGCTTTGGTTGGCGGTTTGCTTGGCGGCTGATCGAATGGATTGCCCGGAGACGGATTGCCAGAAGTGCAAGAACTACCATTGCCTTTATATTCAACAGTACAAAACACGTCAGTGAGATTGTCGCCATCAAGAAAACGAGAACAACCCTTAACAACATTAGTGCGTGTGTATTGGCATTGACCCTCACAAATAGCAGATGGCGGCGCATCAGGCGGCCCCGGCCGGTCAACCGGACCGCCATTGTATTCATGACTAATTATTTGACCTTCAGTTGACGCGCATTTGTCTTCTTCGGGCGCTACGCATTCGCCAGTTATGGAGTTGTATTCGGCAGGCGCCGTACAACCGTCCCCCCGACGATAAACATAACCAATTTGAAGCCATGTACCAGTAGATTCAACACCGCGACAAGTCCGACTTGTCTCACCAGTACCAACCACCTGACCCTTTACATAAACACTAGAACCATTGTGATTCTTGATAGCTAACGCAAATGCATCACAAGCAGAAGCCGGAGAAGAAAAGCGTTTGTTGGCTTCAGAACCACCGGAGGGACTCCAATAATAATCCTCAGCCCAGGCCGCATGTCCCCAAGCACAAGCAATCAACAAGGCAATTCGAAGAACCCCTTTCATCCCTACACCCGCCCAAAAAACACGAGGTAAAACGCCAGGGTGGAAAGGATCAGGACGTACAGTTCGTAGCTCATTGGCGTTTTCCCTGGAAGAGAAAACCCCGCCGGAGCGGGGTTTGTTTGCTTCGGCACATGCAGTGCACGGTTTCCGGTTACAGGGCGCGGCGAATGTACTTGAACGCCATGGCGGCGATGATCAGGCCAAGCACCGCCGTGCCGACAGTGCCGATATCAGTACCTGCTTCAGCCAACTTCTCAGTTGCTTCAGCCCCCACAGCGGCATAAACGGAACCGGTAGCAACCGACATAGCGGCGAATGCACCAATGCCAACCTTCTTAATGAAATGCTTCATATAAAACCTCGCAGTTACAGGACTTTTTTCAGGACCAGAAAACCGAACACGGTGGCGAACAACACAATCGCTTCGCCCTGTAGCTCGGTGACCTGTTCCCAGGTGAGTGCAGCGCCGTAGAGGCTCTGCATTTCCTCGACCGTGAGGGCCACCAGCGAGCCGGAGCAGATGGGCGAGCCATCAGCGCCTTGCAGCCAGTCACCATCACAGGCGAGGAAATTCATGCACCGGCCTCAAGGAGGTCGGCGGCTTGTTCGAGCGGTTCGCAGTCGGGGCAGACGGCGAAATGGGGCGGCAGGTTGAGATCCGGCAGCAGATCGCTTTGCGGCGCAGGCAGCGCCATGAGCTTGCCCATGTCATTGCCGCAGCAGTCGCAGATCACTCGGTCTTCAATCAACATGGCCGCCCCTCCCCTTAGTTGGCTTTGGCCGGCTCCGGCTGGGTGCCGGAAGGCTTAGCGGGTTGTTGGGCGGATTGCTGGGTTGGCTTGGGTGCTTGAGCGGTAGCAGCTTTAACCGGCTCGACGTGCAGGACGATGAACTTGCCGGTGTTCTTGGAGCCGCGCTCGATTTCAGTGGTGACGCGGATCGGCTCCAGTACATCGAGGCCTTCGCAGGCGGCCCACACTTCGTCCAGGGCTTCTTCGGCCACATTCATCGACAGGATGGAAATGCCCAGGTCACGCTTGCCGTCCGGCTCGTCACCGACAAACAGCTTCACCAGCTTTACGTTGTCGAACTCAACTTTCTCAGCACTGAGAAATGCAACTTCCATGATCGAACGTGCCATTTGTGTTTCCTCTCTCTGGTTGCGCTTTATTGCGCTGCTTTGCTTTTCGCAGGCCGAGCGATCCCGAACCGGTGAACTCGCAAGTTCGCCGAGGTGATCTGTTACTTGGCCTACTGGTTAAAACGTCGCGTTGTGCGTGTTCTCTAGTTGGTTCACACCAAGGGCTTTGCCCTTGTCATCCCACTCTTGCCGCCGAGGGCTCAGGAGCGCGGGGAGAAAAGCACTCCCCACACTCCCGAGCGGAGGCTGTTTCGGTTCGTGCCGGGTCAAGGGTGCGCTGCGCCCGTGCTTCCGTTCGCCGGATCGGTGAAGCGTGATCCGACGAGCCGGGAGCGCGGCCCTGGACCTGTTCGGCTTCGGCGGGGGCGGTTTGGTGGTCGCTTATCTTCATCGCCAGCCAGGGGAAGCCGAACAGCACCGTCGCCAGCAAGGCGATGGGCAGATAGACGCGCCAGAAGAAGTCGACTTGTTGCGCTTGATTAGCCATGCCTCACCCCACCAGCTCGAATGGTTCGTGAATCGGGACGTAGGGCGTTGGCCGGCCAGTGTCGAGCACAACGCTCCAGTACTTCGGCGGTCGGTCGGGTCGCGTGTGTTTCTCGCAGATGTAGGCCGGTTCTACCTTCCACTCCGAAAGCAGGGGCTTCCAGATCCCACCGACGCGGCCCATTTGCAGCGTGCGGATCGGCACCGCAGATGCGGGGCGGCATTGGGCGCAGGGTGTGGACTGGGAGCGAGCGGGTTTCGCCATTTCGCGTCTGGACCAGCAGACAGAGCAAGCGCAGTCCGGTGCGTGGGGAAGCCGGTTGTAGGCGCTCATGGTCGACGGCCTCATTCATCGCCGTAGTCCCCTTGGCAGAAGACCGTCTTGCCCTGCTCAATGTCGCGACGGATGCGGTGCAGGTTGATGACGCGATGACGACCGATCTTCACGGTTGGGAGCGTGTTGGTTTCCACCCAACCGCGCACCACGTCTTTGGTGATTTTCTCCATACCCATCATCTCGGCTAGAACGAGCTGCGTGCAGAACGGCGCCTCTCGGAAGCTGACGATCCGTTCGGCTTGCCCTTCGATTGTTAACCCCGCTACACCAGACTGTTCCATAGCTTTTGCCCTATAATCATCCCAATCGACCACTAAGTAATACTTACTAAGCTAGAGCCATTATGCCTCAAGCCTTACTGAGTACAAGCTACTAAGTAGATCATTTTAGAATGATAAAAGACCGGCTTATAAGCCTTTTTGATGCCAAGCGAACGAGTGTCTGGTTTGAAAAAGAGACCGGCATTGATCGGTATCGATGGGGAAACATTCGCAACGGCAAAGCACGCCTTTCTGATGCAGAGATCGAGGCGGTGGTGAAAGTATTTCCTCAGTACGCTCTATGGCTTGTCACCGGGCAGACCGCACCCGAATGCGGCCAAACAAGTCCGGAATACGACGAGGCCAACCGAAACTTGGCCAATCCAAACGCGGGATAGCGATCACACAGAAAGTAGCTAGGCGCTGGTACGCCCGAAGGATCGGAGGAGAGACGGAACATGGACGTTGAACGAGCGGTGCTGAAAGCAGGCGTGACCGTGGCTGCGATGTTTGCCATCTACCAAGGCACGCAAGGGATGCAAGAGCTTGCCAAGGCGCGCTCAGAGAAAGCCCACCAAGAAGTCCAGGCGCAGCAAATGGAGCGGGAGAAAAAAGAACAAGCCGAGGGCTACATCGAATCCCTTCGTGTGAAGGAGGCCGAGCGGCGCCGCTCCAAATCCGCGAGTTTTGATTCCGACGAAACCAGCCAAGACGCACATAACCAAACGCCGGATAGCGATCACTAAGGAAGTGACTAAGCGCTGGTATTTCCGATTGAAGTCAATAAATAGATAAGCAACTTACTATTGATAGCCACCATCACAGTACCATTGGCTATTACTTAAAGCTTGGTACATGGCTCGCTTCCAGGAGTTAGGACGCAATGCATACTCTGCGGTTTCTAACTGAACTAAATAGTCTCGCCGCTCGTTCGATGGCGAATTTCTATAGTACTGAATAAACGTTTGCCGGACATGGGACAGCTCTTCTGCAGCCTGAAAAGAAAATCGCGCACTCAAATCAAATGACTTGAGATGAGCCCCTACTCTTTTCCTATCAACAGGCGACCAACTAACAGGGGGATTAGCGTAATAAATAATCGTCGCCGGGCTTGTCTGTAAAACGTCGCAAAATAGCCACTGCGCAGAATTGAAATCTACGCCCTCATAGTACGGGTGTATAGGCTGACTTTCTGCATTAACAGCAACAGCAGTTCCTTTAGTACCCATATTGCAATCTTTGCAAGCTGGTATCAGATTCTCAACCACAATTGACAATCTAGGAAACTTTGCCTTTGGCAAATAGTGATCCAACGTTGAAACTCGTCCCACACCACAATAGGGACACATTTCGAGAGGGGCGGAAGCCATCAAACCATCATATATAGCTCTCCCCGGCTTGCCCTCAGCTACCATGTAATTTGAATAAAGACCCCTCAGCTGTTTCTTTGTAACATTTCCGACCACAACGTCATCTTTTAACTGATTATTGGGAACTATTTTCCAAAGATCACCTTGCGCCGCTAGCACATCATAGTCCGAAGCATCTTTATAAAGATCACCTCTTATATCTTCGTAATTCTTTTTTAAAACAGCTCTTCCAACCCCTTCCATGCAGAGATCAAACACATCATAAAAAGCAGCAATTGGCTTAGGGAGAGATCTCACTACTTCTAGTCCTTATGTAAGCTCTGTATTAGTGCACGAAGTAAGGCTTGCCCCTCAAAACCGAGTTTTCCGCCATACTCCGAATAGACCTGGTGATACGTACTACCGTCAGCTACCGACTGTGCTAACAAAGCATAAAATCCGGAATTTGCGACCTCTAACCCAAAAACTTCTCGGGTCAAGACACCGACATTCTCAGCAAAAGTTTCTGACTCGGGCCGCTCGACATTGGTAACTAGATTAGAACGCCGAACCTTCCAAACACATGAACAAGGAACTTCTTGAAGCACTACCGGTGAATGTGTTGCAACTATTGCAACACCATTCCTATCGGTTAACAGATCAGACATTGCGCGCGTAAATGCAGATAGTAATGGGGGGTGCAAGTGGCTTTCAGGCTCATCAAGCAAAACAAGAGTCTTCTCCTCAACAGTTTCTACCAAACGAGTAACCGTGAGCAACACTATCGCATGGCCCGAACTCATCTTCTCAAAAAGGAAGGCGGCACGCTTGTAGACTAGCTTTTTCTCGACCTTATTAGCTAAATCTGGAAGACTCATGCTTTTAAAGTTGACATCCGACTCAAGACGCCGAATAGCCTTAATCCATTGCTCTTTCTTCTTTTCAAGACTAAAGCAGACCTTAAGGCTTTTGACAAACTCCCCAGACAAATCACTCATTGTCTTGAGCCTATAAGATCCATCTTTCCCAATGGAACCAGAGTCCTTAAGACCTATATAGTAATAGCAAGTACCTTCCGCTTTATCGACACGATCCTTGGGAGGAATAAATGGATCAAAGGCACTAAAAGAAACAGAGACGACGCCGCTAAAATAATCCTCCCCTATTTCGCCCCCACCCTTCCAAGGCTCATTATCGATAAAACTCCCCGGGCCTTCACGCTGGATAATGGAGAGCACCATACCATTAAGCATAGTAGTCTTTCCAACGCCATTACGACCAATCAAAACATGCATGTTGGTAGGCGGCTTCGACTCGGGATCAACTTTAAAGTCTAACTGAACCGCTCCGAAATCATCCGTAGCGGGCCGTATATACTTAAAATCAAATGAAGTTAGAACAGCCCCACCGCCTAATACTCGACGATACTGACCAATAATAGTAGAAAGACTGACCCCCCTCGTTAGAGAGTCACGATATACATTCTGCTCCTTTGCAATAGAAAGAATCTCGTCATCATAGGCAATATCCCGAAGAGCTATTAGTATGGCGTCCGACATCTCTGGCTGGAGTTTCTTCCGGAGGTTCTCATAATATTCTACGTCCTGCCCAAGAGAGAAAAAACACTCACCAAGATTTACGAAATCATCATCTATTTTTTCCTCAGTCCAGCCATGCCCTTGATCCACATACCCAATCTTCACATTGCCTATTTCATGCTCTTCGCCCGAAGCATCAAAAACCGTCAAGTAAAAAAGCGTTTTATAGCTGTAGTCGTCCCAGTTATTAATTTTAAGAACTGCCGTGAGCGGCCTGACCTGCCTGTGCCTTTTTGACTGTTTATAAAAATTAACTTTCATTAACGTCCCCATCGCGCGTGCTTCACTCGACCCCTACCCCAACTGATCATCAACAATATAGCGATAAGATTGAGGGGCGTTACCTCCGGGGATAAATTTATTTAACGACAGCGGAACCTCATAACGCCTAACACGGGCAACTTTTATCGCATGAGCAGTTTCTCGCCCATGAAAGTAGGCATTAAAAAAAACCTTTGAAATACCAGAATATTCATGTGTCTCTGACCATATGACGTTCGGCGCACCAGAGAGCACCGTTTCAATATCAAATTCACCCACCACCTTGCCAAGCGGCAAAGTGGCATACAAGACGACCGTTTTTACATGCGGATTCTTAAACAAGCTTTTTCTAAACTCGTATCGCTTGATGCCTTGAAGAATTTTCTCAGCGTACTCTGGCTTAATCGACAATAAGACTTTCAC